TTGCTGGTAACGCAGAGAATGGAATGTTGGAAGTTCTTTGATGCCGTTCTCAGGGCCGCCGTAATAAAGCTGCACCTGGAAGCCGATATAATCCACGCCATCGAGCAGGGGGAAGATTCTTGAGACGTAATCTTCCGCTACGAGATCGTCATCATCCACGAAGTTGATGTACTCCGCTTCCGATTGCTTCATCATTTCCACGCGATTAGCACCCCGTGTCATGCCCTTTTGAAAGATTCGCTCCAATACTTCCACTTCCTGGTTGTCTTCAATCTGCGGCAGCAGAACATTCTTGAGCCTCATCAGGAACGCGAGTCTCGATGGCTGCGTTAGGATTAGGATTGACCATTTCATAAGGTTGACCCATTCTCCTTTGGAGTTTCACTATTTCCGCCATCCGCAAAGGTGCCAGCTTGTCGTAAAGCTCTTTCACGTTGTCCCGCCCGCCACGGTCCATGCGTTCCTGGTGCGTCTTGTCCACCGTAGCCTTGCCGTTGATGAAGTGCATGTGCTCGGTGATAAATGGAAGGAAGATTCTGCGGTTGATTCCGTTTGCCACTTCATTCAGCCAAACATCGGCCATGTCGGAAGAGAAATACGGCGGCACGACATGCCCCACGACATCTGCCCACGCCCGATGGATGAAGCAATGCGTCCCAAACTTGTGCCCGTAAACGCCATCATCGCCGTGCACTAATATCAGACGATCAGGGAAAGAAGCAAAGGCTCGGCGTACCATATCATCCCAGCCTTTAGTCCTGAATACGATGTCATCCCCAGCTTGCATCAGAATTTCCCCAGTAGCTACTTCGGCGCACTTGTCCCACATGGCGGAAAGCGTGATGCGCGGCCCTTTGACAACGCGCACATCCGGCAGTTCGATGGCAGCGGGAAAAGTCTCGTCATCTTCGTCCACATAGAACACAAATTCAGGGCAAACCGTAGCCGTGGCAATCACGGAATCAATCAGCCGCTTGATGTTCCCCGGTCTTCCACGGGTTGGGCAGAGAATCGAAATCTTCATTTGCGGAACTTCCATAGGATATTCTCCCTTAATCTTCGCCCGCAATATGCATTCATCCCGATAAGGCTTGAAATCCTTGATGGAATAGGGATAGATTCCTAGGTGCCCAGGCTGGATCGAGGTATCTACATGGATTGGAATGTCGCAATAAATCTTGGCAAGCTGGCAGAAGGTTACATCCTCGCCCATCTCGATGTCGCCTTGCGGTGTAGGCAGGAAGCGGAACCAGTAGCACGTTTTGTCGGCATCGAACTTCTTGAGTCGCACAGCCTTCAGCTTTTCCAGTTTCTCGCCAGACAGACCGTAGAAGTCCCGTTCCCATAGGCAATCAAAATAGACCTGCGAAACCTGTTCTAATGCTGTCCTGGAAATCAGCATCAGCCCTGTTCCCACGGCATCTACTTCGATGAGCTTGCCTTCAGGCCATTCCCAAACTTGCTTCGATTCGCCTGTTTTCCTGTCGAAATAACGGATGTTTGGGACAGGAGGGTCATTCCTGCGGGTGCAAAGGCCAGCTACAATATCTTTCTTATGGCTAAGTAGTTTCTCTAGCGTGTCAGGCTCGATTACGATGTCATCATCAATGAATAGGCAATGCGTCCATGGCTTCCCTGTCTTGATATGCTCGGTGATGAGCCAGTTGCGTGACCAGTGAACGACAGAGCCAGAGATCGGCGGCCCTTCGTAGACGATAGCTTTGTCCTGCTTGCGAGTGTATTCAACCATCCGCAATAGGGCAGCACCCATTTTTGCCTCTGGAGCACGATAGGTCGGGCAGAGTACTACGACAATGGGCTTATCCTCGGCTTTGGCATCCGGCTTGGCTATTTCCACGTCGATGCCGTATTGCTTGAGCGCCGCTCGTCCAGCGGGATTGAGTAGCAGTTGCCTTGCCCGCTTCTCCCAGCCCTTCAATTCACATCTCTCCCTTCTGTGGTGGATGCCTGAATCCAATCGGCTATGGTTTCAGCTTTGCGCATGGCTTGAGCCAGTTCGATGCTATCTAGCGGAAGAGTCCTGCGAGTTCTTCTTTTTCTCGCTTCCGCAGCAAGTCGATTAGTTTTTTCGTCTTCGGTTTCATTTCGCAACCTTTCTTCCTGCTCGGCGCGATATTCCGGCTTGCGCTCGTAAATCACGCCATCCTTGTCGTATTTCTTTTCGTATTGCTCCGGGTGCGCTTCCCATCCGGGCCATATCTTCTTGTCGCTTGGCACCGTGAATTTCTCGAAGTTCTCTGGGGCGCACGATACGCATTCTTCCCGTTGGTTGCCATCCTTGTCCCAAATGATACGGGAGCGCGTGACTTCTGCCCCGCAGTTCGAGCAGGTGGTCATTAGCCAGTATGTGTCTGTTGGCCGGATGGACTTACCGCCAAGATGCCCTTGCCCTTTTGCTGTTTCACTTGCGTGAGCAGTTCGTTGCGGTCGTTCTCAAGCCGCTGCTCGCGGGCCTTGAGGTTCAATTCCTTTTCCGCAACTCTCTCTTCGGAAGTGAGCCAGGTATTCTTCCACTGCTCTTCCGTGAAATTGCAATTGTGGTTCTTGTCTAGCCAGTATTGCTGCTCGGGGTCGCTGGTTGCATAGAATCCGTTGATGAACTCCACGGACCCCTCGCCAACCATCCGCACTTCCCCGTTCTCCATCACCTTTTTAGGCGGAGGAATATTGCAGATAACCGTTCTCCCCCGGATTATGGGAGTCATCATGCCGGAAGGAGTTTTGCCAGGGTCCAGAGGAGCATCCAGCGTCCGGTATTCCTTGCTTTTTACAACGTGGTTCATCGTGCCATCGGAGCAAATCCAGTCTCCGGCCTTGAATTCCTTTTCACAGTTGAGGCACTTCCAGGTTTTAATCATTGTTTCCTTTCTAGAAATGGGGCGGAATCCGCCGCCCCTCGGAAAATGGTTAAGAATTAGGCGTAGGCGCTCAAATCGAACAGCCACGCATGTTTGCGTTCGTGACGAATCTCCCACCCTAATTGTGAACGGTACTCATCCGTGCGAGTCGTCGAGCCGTCAGGCAGGATGTTCTCGTACAGCTTGGTATCGCCGATGAGATTGTCGCCACCGCCTTGCAGGTAGCGCATTGCTACGCTGGGCAAGTCGATGGAGTAGGCATGGCTGGCAAAGTTGTTGCCGGTGGAGTAGCCAACATCGCCAGTCCCCAGCCGGTAGTCATTCGCCAGCATAAATTCCCCAAGTGCCATTTCGAATCGCGCAATCTTCACGCCGAAAACAGTGTCACCCACGCGAGTAAGCAACTTGTTCTGGGAATAGAAGTTTAGTGCCGAAATGACCTTTGGAGCGCAAAGCAGCAGCTTCTGCTTTTCTCCGTATCGGAACGCCGTCTCTGAGAATGTGTTCCAGGTGGTGATGGTGGCCGTTGTCGAAGCGTCTGTCTTGTTGGTGGCAATGCGCGATAGGAAGCCCATCGTTGTCCAGCGCGAGCTGGGCAATGCCAGGGACTCTGACGCACGGCTCCACAAGCCCGCACCTTCGATTTCAGAGCGGTGCCGGATAAGAGCTTTGACAAGCTGATACTTTCGCTCGCCTTGTGGCGCTCCGTATTGCTTGGTTGAAGCTGCGGTGTGTGTGACCTTCACCGGCGTCTTGAAGATTTGGGCATAGCTGATCTGCACGGTTTTTGCCGTATAGCGCTGTTGCCCAACGTTGTCATCTTCCTTGAATGCCGAAGCAAGCACGCGAAGAGAGCCGGTTGCCGGCAAGGTATCCGCGCCGGAACCACCGATACCTCGCGTGATGGTCAGGGTGTTGGTTGAAATGGCAGTGACAAGGAACACTTCCGGCGCTGCTGACGATGACTGTGCTTTGGGCACAGCCACGATGTCTCCGACGCCGAAAATGGTGCCATCCGCCACTAGGATGTTGGTTGCCGCCGAAGTGTAATCCGTGGTCTGTGAAGCATAACCCCACAGGGAAACTTCCGTGTCCTCAACCCACTCAAAGCGCGGGCCGATGGTCGGCTGCTTCCTCTTGGCTGCGTTGGTCAACACAAACAGCGGCGCCGCATCCGGTTCGAGCAATACCATCTGCTCAGAAACATCGCGGACGTTGGTTGTGTCGGTTACGAACTGATCGAAACTGCGTGAAACTTGTAACACTCACTAGCTCCTTCTGCTAGAGGCGGCCATGCTCCTGCTGGTACAGCGCCATCGTGTCCTCATCGAAGAGGTCCTCATTGGTCTGAAACCGCGAGGATTTAGCGCCGCCTGAAGCGGCATTGGATTGCCCGGAGCCGAGATTCCCCGCGCTTCTGCGGACTTCGGCGCGTCGTGCATTCTTTGCACCAGTTGAGGCAGCTTGTCTGAGCAATTCTGGATTGACGTTCTGGCCGGATGCGATGCGGGCAAGCATGGTATACCAACGAGTCGTTTGCTGCGGATTCATTGGCTTTCCCGCCGCCTCATCAATCATTTCCGCAACCTCGGGTACGCGCTCGGCTGCGGCTAGGAGCTTTTGAGAAAACTCCTTCGTGCCGTAAGCAGGCAGGTTCGAGAATTGCGGATTTGAATTGCGAACGCTGTCCCATGCCATCGCATGAGATGAACGTTCGTACATCTTGCCGAATCCAGGAAATGCAGAATCCAACTGGCTTCCCAGGTGGGCTTTCAACATTTCGGGGATAAACGTTTGCACCAGATTGAGCATGTATTTCGAGGCTACTTGCGCGAAGGCCATTGGCTGTTCCGCTTCCGGGCGCTGCCAAACAGAAAGAAAGTCCTTGTGAAAGGACTTGGCAACTTCCGGATCGGTGCGTTCGGCGATTACGCGGTCGAGGTTCTGGAAATACTGCTCGCGCGTGAGTTGCGGTTCCGTCCGGGTTGGTTCCTGGACAGGCTCCGGCTCAGGCTGTTGCTCAAACTGCTGTTGCTGTTGCAGGTAAATATCGGTATTGATCTTGTCCGTAACGAGTTGCCTGAGCTGTGGGTTAGCCAGGATGTTCTCGTCCAGACCGTACCGCTGGCAATAACGCTGCAAGACTTCATCTGGAAACACCTTGTCCTGCTCGCTTGGGAGCCAGTCCTCGGCTGCTTCCTGTTCAGGTTGCTGCTCTTGCTCTAGCGGTTGCTCCTGAGTCTCAACGGCTTCCTGCGGTTGCTCGGTTTCGGGTTGCTCAACGGCAGTCTGCTGCTGATCCTCAGTGCCAAGAAGCGATTCCGCAATCGCATCCTGTGTTGGTGCTTCGGTTACATCGCTCATCTACTGCTCCTTCTCAGGGTTGGTTCCTGATGCACCCGGTTGGTCCGGGGAAACTCTTATTTTACCGGTTTGCCTTGTCCGGCAATCTGGCGCTGCAAATCCTGGATTACCGCCATCGCGGCATTGAACTCATCGCGGCTTACGCCCTTCGCCAAATCGAATGGAGCCACGCTCGGCGGTATAGACGGAATGACCGCGTGAGCATCATCGGTTCCAGCCACTTCAACCGGGTACAAGGCTTTCGTCACCTGCACGCCGGACTGGCTGGCTACTCCGAAATGCGTAGCGGCTTCAACATCCGTGAAAGCCGCAACGAATCCCGTCTTGGGTTGGCCGTTTTCCTGATAATTGACTCGAAACACTCCACGCATGCTTATTCTCCTTTTGCACTGCGAATTTGTTCTTCAGCAAATCGTTTCAAGTCCATCAATGCGTCTTCGTAAGCTTCTACTTTTCCCGCCAATCGTGCCTCTTTCATCGTGTCGCGCACTGATTGCCGAACAGCTCTCAAGAGCATGTCTTTATGCTCGCTGGCTTGCTGCTCGAAGAATGCGCCCAGCGCCGGCCGGAAAAGCTCATCCCGCAGAGCGTCAAATAGTACTTGCGCTTCGTTTAGGCGCACCAGGACTTGGATTTCCTACTCCTTTGGACATCGGCGTTTCAGGCTCTTCCGTGGACATCAGGTTGCTTGCATGGTCCGCTGCCTGGCTCATCTTTTCGATGCCTTTCAGCGTGTCGTGAATCTGAAGCTCTTGAGTCGTTTGCGGGTCTGGAGGAGCGCCGGCTCCGGTTAGAATTGCAACTTGCGTGCCTGCTGGAAGTTCTGGCCACTTTACCGCCACATTGACGGTAACCTTTGGCGGTGGTGGCTGCGGTGGCTTTGGCGGAGGTACAGCCTTGTCAGCGTCCACGCCCTTGATGGTCGAGGCAAAGTTCTTGGCTGCGTAATATGGGTCAACCACGTTCGGCATCTGCCCCGCCATCTCGACAAGCTGCAAAGCTCCCGTGCGTCGGATGTCATCATCCACAGAAAGCATGGACATGGCCGCAGGCTCGACTTGAATCTCTTGCTGGATTTCCATGAAGTCGAGATTGACTGTCGAGGCTTTGCCATAGCGCTGGCTCAAGCCCTCCACCATGCTGCTGTACTTCCCTGCAATCTGGTAAGGCTTGTACCCGCTCTCGCTTGTGTCATCCTGCTCCGGCTCAGTCTGCTGCAACATCGCCAGTTTCTTTTCTCCATGCTCCTTCAGGTACCAGTTGAGCGAGTCCATCTCGAATTGTGTAAGAGCATCTGCTGACTTGGCTGCCAGTACCGCCGTGGTCGCTGTTTTGCCTGCTTGTGGGTTGGCTTCCGTCCCCGTCTCTACGTTTGTAAGATTTGGCTCTGCCAAAGCCATCATGCGCATGTTTTGGGCTTCTTCTTCCGTGGCTCCTGATAGGGCAGTCGCATAATGACCCATGTTTTCAATCAGAGGGGCTAATGCATCCGGGTCACGCATGAAGATTACGCGGAACAAAGCTCGGTCCACTTGCTCGTCTGGAATATCTGCTCCCGTCTTGGCTTTCATTAATGGCCTGAGAATGTTCGCTACAAGATCGCGCCGCCCACCAACAATCGCGTTGTGCAGCAGCCAAAGATGCCGAAGCAGAAGCGGCGTTGAATCTCCATAGGCTGTCAGAAGGTCGAACATGGGAGCCAGTTCCGTATAGCAAGACTTTCCGTACAAGTCCCACGGATAAGGCATCTTGCCAAGATAGACCTTTTCATTCCCTACCCACTCAATCCAGAATTGACCGTCTTTGTCCTTGGTGTGGCATTCGAGGATGTCATAGCGCTTGCCGCGAATCAGCTTTGTCGGGAATAGTGGAAGCGTCTGCCCTAAAGCGTTTGTGCGTAAGCGGCTTCTCAGGTCAAATGGCTGCTGCTGATAGATGGGCTGCCAGCTCGGCATGTCAGCAAGCTCTTGCACGGCCTTCGGGTCGAACATTGGTTGCTCTTGGCCGTCTTGGTCAATGTAGGTCTGCTCCAATTTCTTCTTCAGCCAAACATCGCTTTCAAAGTAATTCTCAACTGTCCAGCCGGATACCACGCCACTCGCCGCGCCCGGCTCAATGAAATAATCACCGATGAATACGTTCTTGCTGACTGGCCCTTCAAACTTGCTTACTCGCGTCGGCATTTGCGTGGTGTTGCCGTACTTGGCTATGGCTTGGGACTTTTCATCGTCGCTCAATTCCTCATCGCCGCTCTGCGTGTTGTCGGTAGCGTCAAGGCTGCGCAGGTCCGAACGGCTCAGCGAATCCGTGCGGCGGAAAAACTTCTTGGTGACTTCGACGGTATCCCAATAGAGCTTTGACACGCCGAAGCCGAATGTCTGAGCGGACATCACGGTTTTGCGATGCTCCAGCGCTTCACCGCTGCGGTCGAATTGCTGATAGGCCCAAGCCGTCAAGCGTTCGCTGAGCTGCGTGTCGCCGCCTTCCGCTACCGTATAGTTGATTTGCGGTGGATTGGCTGTCAGCCGCGCTGTCTTGCGACGGATAATGAGCGAGAGTTCCGGCATCGCTACGTTCGTGCGCGTCTTGTCCTCGACTTGGGCGCCTGTTTTGTCCGTAACCATGATGGGCTTGGTTCGGCACTTCGAGGCACGGTACACGTCTTCCCACATGTCCCAGTAGTTGATTTGCATGTAGCGGCGGGACTCGTTGCGGCGGTCGAGGATGTCCGCGACGGTTGGAGGCGTCTTGCGTAACTTGCGCTTCGGCTGGTCGGGCTTTTGCTGCGACTGGCCTGGAACTCCGCCTGCGTCAAGAGGCACTAGTAGTTAATCCCCGCAGCTATCGGCTTCCAGCTGCTCTGCATCTTGCGCTGCGGGACGTATTCCGGCTCTGACATCGCGAGATATTTCAGACAATCCGTCAGATGGTTTCGCTTTGCCATCGCTTTTCCTGTTGGGTCGCTGCGCTCGGCCATTACGGGTGTCAATTGCTGGAACCTGTTTGTCTTTAGCTCGTGGATTAGCTCTGGGCAGCGATCCTGGAAGATGTGCAGCTTCGATTTCGGCTTAAACGTCCCATCTTCCTGCTCCACGTCGCGCGGCTTTAGCCACTCGTTGACTTTCTCCGGCCCTGCCTGATTATCCTTGATGCAGTCCTTGAAGTTCCAGTTTCCAAGCTCCTCGAAGCGTTTCTGGAAGTTGTATTCTGGCTTTTCATCGAAGAATCCTTGCCCCATCGCCCGTGCGGCATAGTCGATCACCCGCGTGTAGATGTCCTCATCTTTGCCTTCGTTTTCGGGGTTGTCCGCGCTTTCGAGCCATTTAACAGTTTCCACATATTGCTTAATCGAATAGCGGTTATCATCCTCTGGGACATTTCCCCGCTGACCGTAAATCTTACTCGGCCACAACTCTCGATAGGCCCATGCGTCACCCCATTTATCGAGAGCAAGCCAGAGGGCCGCGTGCGGCACAACTGGGTGAGGGTCAAGGGCAAAGTAACGGGTCCAACCTGAAGGAATGCTGAAATAAGATTCAAGGGTTGCTTCCTCATGAAGCTGGTAGATAAGCGTTCCGAGCTTGGCTGAGAAGTTGATTTCGTATTCTTGCTCATAGTCTGCCTCATTCGTCATCGCCGCTTTCTGCTTGGCAGCCCATTCCGCGGTCTTGTCCGGGTCTGCGCTGTAGTGGAGCCGGAAGATCGAGATGCCGTGCGGATTCTTCCAAGTGCTTATACCGGGATGCGGAAATTCGACGTTCACGAGCCAACAATGATTCCTGTGGCTTGTTCTGTAACCGTAACCACATCCTTGTATGTTTTATCTGCTGCTTTTACTGCGGCAATGGCATTGGCTTGGGTGGTGGCAGTGACTGCCACTTTCGCATGCGGCTGCCCGCCAGTTGAGTTATAAACTACATTTCATTGCTCGATATTCCCTGGACCTACATTCGCAATGTTGTCGATCACGAATGTGCCACCGTAGACGCTTCTACCTTGGTTAGTGATAATCACGTTTTTGATGGTGTTGTAATCGTTGGCTGCCGCTTGCACGTAGTCTTGCTGATAGCCAGGCGTGCACATCTTTCCGTTGATTTCCGCATGCCAAGTTACATCGTAGATTTGAGTTACCGCCATGTTACCCTCCGTAGAACGCTAAAGCTGCCCGCGTCTTGGGCTTCTTGGTTGCCGTAGAATTGCCCGTTACCGGGGTCTTGGTTTGTGGGCCAATGCTGATGCCAGGACCGCCAGGATTGAAACTGTGCGGGTCAGGCTGGCCAATCGTGCTGCCCATCAATCCGGCTGGGGGCCTCTGGACTGGTAGGAAGTTCCCCGCTTGTGGCGCACCACCACTCTGCTTGACTCGTGCCATGCTGTGCATCACTGGCGCTGTGTGAGCACTAGAAGCCATAAGCTGAGACTTGGAATGCTGCGGGCGAGGAGCGACTTGGCCGGCGCCGCGCCGAGCTTCATTGGTTGTGGCATTCCTGCCACCCTTGTTCTTCCAGCCGATTCCTTGCCCTCGGCCATCACCAGCCGCTTGACCCGTTTCAGTCGCTGGCACGAATGACTGACTACGCTTGGCCATAGAAGCTCCTATTCCGCTTCACGCTACTGAGGTTTTGCGCTCCAGCCTTGCGTGCAGGCGGTGGAAAGCCGAAGCGTCCACCAATCTGCTTGCTTTGGTTTGGGAGCTTCGAATAGCCTACTGCCCCGCCTGACGGTAAAGCCTTGGCACCTGGATTTGAATGCTGCAGGCCCGACTTGATACGTGGTTCCATCGTAGAGATGCCGCCAGGGGCTTTAGCGCTTGCCGAGGTCGTAGCTGCGCCACCCTTATTCGTGAATGGCTGTGTAGCCCTGCCAGCGATACGCTTCTCCAGGTCTAGCGATGTCTCTTTGGCATCGTTCAAGACTGGCGCTTTCGGTACCATCGCTGTCTTGGAACCGGTTATTGGCTGCCCACGTACTTTTTTCATAGATTCACCTCGCGTATTTCGCCTGCTTTTCCGCCAACCATTGGGACCTTGGCCGCATCCCCACCCTTCTTCGTATAGTCCCAGCTCAAGCTATGCTGCGAATGGCCTACCACAACTTCATTTGGCTTGATCTTCTTGCCAAACGCCTTCCAGCGTCCTAGTACTGCGTTCTTCGACTCGCCACCTGGGATAACCCTGTCTGGCCGATTGCTGAAGAACTCCAGCAAAGGCTGGATAGACGCTGACTTGGCACCCGACATCGAGCCGATTCGCCAGGGAATCAACTCTTCATGCACTTCTACCGGTGCGCCAGTCTCTTTGCTGATAGCCTGTGCCGTTTCAAAGGCTCGTTGCCGCGGGGAACTGTGAATCTTGGCCACGTTCTTGCCCTTGAAGCTCTTGGCTATTTGCTTGGCCTTGTACAGGCCTGAATCACTTAGCGGAGGGTCAAGATCGCCATGCATGCGACCATCTTTGTCGAGCTTCGTTTCCGGGTGAGTAATAAGCCAGGCTTTAGGCATTGCCGTAGAACGCTGATTTCTTAACTTTCTTCAAAGCTGCACTGCCCTTTTCCTTGTGGCCCATCTCTGGATTAGCGTGTAACTCGCCTTTCATCTTGGTTTGCTGCTGGCTGGACAGTGGAGAAACACTGGAAAGCAAATACTTAACTTGCTGGCGCGTCCACGGCATTAGAATTGCCTCGCTCCACGCTCTTTGACATATTCGCAGGTTCCACAGGAGAACAGCTTAACTCCCTTGTCAGGCTCAAACAGATTGCAACACCCGAGGCGCTTCGAGATACCGCCAGCGACCTTGACCCGCACGCAATCGCCATCCTTCTGAGCACCGGACAACTCCATGTAGCCTGCAATCTTAGAGTCAACTCTGTCCATACTTCTTAGCAAGAATCATCACAAAGACTCGAATGCCCTTAATGATGCTCTTGAAAACTTGGAATTGCTCACGAATAGCACACATATTAGGAAGCACAATCCCGTTCTCGCTCGCTGGGCGAGATATAAGGAATCTTCCCAGCCTTAGGCTTTTCCTTCATGAGTGAGAATCGGACGTAGGCGCAGACTCGCTCTGGGATAAGATCACCGTTCTGTTTTCGGAACAAGGTAAGGCGCTGGCTAGCTGCTTCGCCAATTGGCACCACGAGTCTGCCGTTGTCTTGCAGTTGGTCAACCCAGGATTTCGGGATGTCTTTAACTCCACAAGTTGCCACGATGGCGGTAAAAGGTGCTTGGCTTGGGATTCCATTGATTCCATCTCCTGTGTGCAAAAATACACAATCGCCAGTAATGACCGTGCTATCTACCCACGGTTCAAGTTCAATGGAATGTACCTCTGCGCCGGTTGCGCCAAATTCGTTGGTTTGCGTCCCTGATCCTGTGCCGATTTCCAGTACTTTGTCTTGCGGCCCTAGATTGAGCATCTGCCGGATGAGCGCACGGCATTCATGGCTTGGGATAGTGCGGCGGCCGTCAAAGGTGGGGCTTAGGGCGAGCAATAGTTCTTTCCCAGCGTCTTGCGATTTTGGTATTAAACATACTTAACAACCATAGCTTCAATACCTTGCGACTCATTGGCTGCATTCGTCACCAAACCAGCCCGGCCCGGCTGAACTGATAGCGATAATCTGCTTGGCAACGGGTTGAGCGGCATCATAACATTGCTGCGCTTCCGGCAAGAAAGCGGCTTCGTCCATGATGTAAATCGTTGGATGGTATAACCTAATCTTATTCACGCCTTTAGGAATCCCCAGCACGCGCCCACCGTTAGCCCATTCAATCTCAAGAGTGGATGGATCGCGCTTGAGCGGATGCTTAGTTTTGAGCCAATCAGGTTGATAGCGATAAAGCGTCTCGGCGTAGCCAACCAGCTCCATTGCCTTGTCCTCGCTCTCAGTCTGCACAATGACCTCAGCTTTGAACCATTGCGCCCTATGGCCAGCATAAACCATAACAGACCAGCTAGTGACCATCTCGCGTGTTTTAGGGATGAATATGCTGGGAACATCTGAAGAGCGATTAATTGCCAAAGCATCGAAAAGGACTTTGAAATAGCTCTTGCTTGGAAATGCTGCTGCAAATTCTCTCTTTTGCTCAAGATAGTGTGGATTTTCTGTCTTGGTCCAATGCTGCGCCCAGTACAGCGGATCGCGCTTGCAGCGCTCATCCCTGATCGCTTCCAACGCTTGCCGATTCAACAAGACGTTCAGCTTCGGCGAGTTGATCATCGCTGAGCCGCGAGGCGTCAAAGACGGTGTGCTCAATGTGCCCCTCCACTTTCAAAGTCTCTTTGGCTTTGCCATAGCGCCATTCTACCCACTTCTGGGCCATAATGGCTGAAACGTGCGGCGTCTTTTTACTGGAGAGCAGACGGCAGATTAGCCGTTCCATCGCAAAGGGTTGCTTATCCTTGCCAAGGCGCAGCCGTGCTTCAATTCGTTGGGCAAAGTTCTCTAGACTATCGGCAGAATTACGCTTATCAGGTACTGGTACGCTCACGTCGCTACCTGCCACACGGTTGGGCCTGGCGGCCACTCTGGGCTTGGAATCTGTGCCCAATTAGCTTTGGTCCACTCGCGGGGCTTCAAGGGATCGCTCAGCATCTGTACGCCTGTGTAGGCCTCACACCATTTGTAAAACAGGCATCCCCTCACTGTCCCGCATCTCCCACAAACAGCGTTTGCTTTCATCTGGTTTTAGTACTATCCGTTTTGGACCATCCCATTTGGCCAGACCAATAGCTGTGAGCCGTTTTGCTTCTTCAATTTTCACGTGATAGGGATTGCCGCTAGAATGGACCACCT